GAAAAAATAATAAAAGTAGAAAAAACAGCAGTTACGGGTCTTAAAAACAAATCCTTAAGGTGGGCCATAAAATCAGAAAAATTACAAAAATCAAATGTAAAACACTTACAAATAAATTCTCCTATATTCGCTAACAAGCGTACAAACTCACTACGCCAAGTTTCCTCGGCGTCAACTTGTGAACAAAAACTTTCTATATCATCTATAGTAATGTTGTCATTAAAGACTTCATCACTTATAGCTTCATGTAGATCATCTTCAATCATTCGTTGGAGTCCCTTAGGAATAGAACCATCATCAGAGGTGCGAAAAATAATTTCTTCACCATCTTCATCTAATAGTCCTATTTTAGGTTGTTGAAGCATATTTGCCTCCCAATTCAAATAACCTCTTTCATCTAATTGAAAGAGATCATTTTCCTTGTTCGGTATATACAACTTACCTATTTTTCCATTAGGGGTATATGAATTTGTTACACGTTGTTTGTGTGAATATAGATTAAAAATTTGCATTATGTTTTCGGTAAAACTATCATTAGAGAGCACGTCACCCTCCTCCTGTATTACCCATTCTTTCCTTGCAACATCTCGGGTTTTAATAGACCAATGACCAGTCCATTCTCCGTCGATGAATTGAATCCGAGTGAAATCGAACAATTTAATGCGCCTACACAACGCTTCCTTATCAGTAATTCCGCAATCAGCAGTTAATGTAATATTAGCTGGATTGATATTAGAAGTAAATAATAAGAAAGAAGAAGAAAAGTGTTTTGTACCTTTCTTCGGAGCTTCAGCGCAATTAAGGGGATATCGTATAGTAGACACCATATTAATGATGTCAGACCATTGATAAACACCTTTTTGTCCGATGTCATCCATCACAAAAACATCTTCGTTATTGTAGTGGTCGTAAAAGTCACGATCCTGATATGACGCATGTGTATATACAGTCCTGTGAATTCCAATTTCCTTAACAAGTCTTCCGAGCATAGTAGATTTACCACACCCAGGGGGGCCATAAAACAAAAAGCAGAGGGGTTCAGATCTTGTCGCATTCTTATAAGTTAAATATCTAATATTAAAATCAGATATTTTCTTACTTGTATGCAACAACTTTACGGGCAAAGTTTTAGAAACGGTTAAATATACATCCTTCCAAGTTGAATAGTCGGCAAAAAAGCCTTCC